GCACCGGAAGGGTCGACGTCGTCAACGGTTCCCGCTGCCGGCGTACTGATCGTGCATTGCCAGTTGCCGCGGGCTCGGCCAGTCTTCACCGGGGTCTTGAGGATGACGCGGCGATAGGCCTCGAGCGCGAGCTTGCGCGCTACCAGGTCCATCTGCTCGACGGTCTTGACCTTGAAGCGGTCCATATCCAGCGTGAAGGTGCTCATACCCGCACCTTCACTGTGTAGTAGATCGTGACAGCGCCCGGCGACAGCGGCCGTGCCGCGTCGATCGTGTACGTGGTCACGCCGACGATGAGCTTGTCCGCCGGTGCCGGCGTGGCCCCGGTCAACATGAAGAACCGCGTGGACTCCGATATGAGCGAGCCGTCCTTGAGCGAGGCCGCGAACATGGCGATGGAATTCACGTCCTGTTCGAGGACGTCGCAGGGCGTCTCTGTGACGGTATCGACGGAGGTACCGGCCGCGGGGTCGTAGACGGAAACAGTTTGGCGGAGGGAGGCCGGCTGACCGTACTCGGCGATGAGGCTCTGCGCGGTCTCGACTAGGCCTTCGTACATGTCGCTCACGGTCAGCACCTCGTCATTGTCATGCTGCCGCCGCCGCGCACGATGCGCGCGAGCGCTTGCTTGATCGCGGGGTATGCGGTCTGCGCGACCCCGGAACCTGAAAGCCACTTCTTCGTGATCGGGCCCACCGTGAGCTCGGCGAGTCCGGTGTCGCTCTTCTTCGACAGCGCGCCCGCGCTTCCGATCTCGATGAGCGCGGCCTCGCAGGCGGCGGCCTTGACCTTCTGCGGTACCCCGGTCAGGGGGTAGCCATCGCGATCCCAGGCGCCGGAGCGCGGCCAGTCCAGGCCCTGCAGGTCGGTGTAGCGGAAGCCCGGCCAGCGTCCGCCGTACATGCCGTCGAGGGCGGCGGCGCCGCGGACGAGCGCTGCGGCCCGCACCTCGTCGGATGCCTCGGCGGCCCACGTGTCGTTCCCGCGGTCGCTGTGATAGGCGAGAGCCTCGGCGAGCGAAACGTAGGAATTCGCGGCCGCGAGGCCGGTACCATCCTCGACGGTGAGGGCCATGGCTTAGGCCTCGTCCCCGGCGGCTGCCTTAATCTCGGCGATCGCTTCGACGAGCCGCTCGTACTTCCAGCGCTCGAGCACGGAACGCGAGGCCGGCTTACCGTTCGGGCCCAGGACGCCGAGGGCGAGCGCCTCGTCGACCAGTGGCCCGACATCCGGCTTGGGCTCGTCTGCGGGCCCTGCCTTCAGCTTCGCCACTTCACGCTCGAGACTGTCTACGCGGCGGACGAGCGCCTCGAAGCGCTCGCGATCGATAGCGCCCTGCGGCGGGCGAAAACCCTTGGATTCTCGGTCTCGCGCCATCACTGCGCCGCCACGATGTAGCTGATGATGGCGTCGTCCTGCGGGTCGGCCGAGAACGTGAAGACCACGCCCCCGTCGGCGGCCACGGCCGATACGCCCGTGACGCTACCAGTGCCGCTTTTCAGGATCGACCACGAGACCTGGTCGCCGATCTTGACGTCCTCCATGCCCGTCACGACCTTGATGGCGGCGCCGAGAGCGGAGTCAGCGGCGGCGATCTGGTACAGGCTGCCGTCGGTGTGCGCGGTCGCGTCGGCGTCGTGGAGGTTGAACTTCGCCTTGATGTCGTTGAGGCGGGTGATGGCTCCGGCGAGCGTGGTGATGGCGGTGGTGGCGGCGAGCGTGCGGGTCGTGCCCTGGGCCTGGTGGTAGGTCGGAGTGGCGGCCGCCGCATCAGCGTTGTGCAGCACGTACTTCGCCGTGAGGTCGTTCACGAGCGCGAGTAGTGTCGTGAGGTTGTAGGCGGCTACGCTTCCAGCCGCGAGCTGTCCGGCCGTATGCAAGGCCTTGTGCTCTTCGGTGCCCTCGCCGGCGTCGGCCACGTGCGCCGAGTAGTCGGTGCGCAGCTCGTTGGCGAGCAGAAGCGCGGAGGCGAGCCCCGCGACGTTCAGGTTCCTGGACGTAGTCATCGCGCCAGAGCACGCGAGAATCGCCCGCTGGTATCTCTTCCTGGTATTCCTGGCCATAGCTTTTCTCCTTGCTTTCTTGCAGTAAAGGCCGCGCCCCGTATGAGGCGCGGCCATCCGCTTAGCCGTTCGATATCAGCGCGACGATACCGGTGTTCTTCTTCTCGTAGACCCGGTTCCACGAGTCCTCGTGATAGAGGTTCGCGTCCGTCGGCGATATGCCGGTGTCGGAGGCCATGGCCCAGGCGAAGCCCAGGGGATGGATGGCGAACTGCTTGCGCGTATAGAGCTCGTCGACGCCGCCGCCGCGCTTGGGGTTGCGGTAGACCTCGACCGGCGTGATGAAGGACGGATTCTCGCCGTACGCTACGGCTCCGGCTTTGTACAGGTACGAGTGGTACTTGTACCCGCTCGACGTGCCCGCGATGACGGGCATGTTGTCGGAGACGATGAGCCTGAGGCCCATGTAGGTCGGGATCGAGAGTTTTCCGTTCGAGTCCGCGACGTAGTCGATGAGGTCGTTCTCGACGAGGGTCTGGTAGACGACGGAGTGGACGCCCATCGCCACGACTTCGTCGAAGACGTCGCCCTGCTTCATCACGGCCTCGATGGTCTTCTTGGCCGAGATCTTGTTCGCGCTGGTCGCGGCCGCTCCGTCCTCGGTGGAGATGTCGACCACGAGGTCGCCGGAGTTGTCCTTGACGTTGCCGGCGATGACGCCGCGCAGGGTATACAGGAGCGCGGCCTCGTCAGCCTTCGCCCAGAACCCGGAGACGCGGTCGGCTATCGCGGCGTAGGGATCGGAGCCCGCGAGCGCGGCGGCGAGGTCGTTGGAGCCCCAGGCCTTTTCGCGAATCTGGCGCCGGGCGACCTGCTTGTCGGTCGCGATCGGATTGACCGTGGTGTCGACGGTCTCGCTCGGGATGTCGGTAGCGCCCGACAGATCCTTCCAGTACGGGAGGTTGAAGGTCTTTCCGCCTCCGCCGAGGAGCGCCGAAAGCTGGCCGTTGGGAACCATGACGCCCGCCTGGGCGAAACGGTTCTGGTTAAGGGATCGCTCCGCGATGTACGGGCCGAAAATCTCGGGAACGATTATGTCGGTAATTCTGGCTTCGCTCATACCTATCTCCTATCGTCGCCCGTGATTCGGGCGAATTATTCGGCGGCCTGAAGCGCTTTCGCGCGCTCGGGGTCCGCCTTGTGGAGCTCCGTTCGCTCCCTGAGGTCCATCTCTGCCCAGGTCTTGGCCGTACCGTCGGGCTTCACGAGCGGCTTGCGGCCGCCGCCTCCGCGGTTCATGTCCGCGGGCAGGAAGCGCTTAGCGTGCGAGGTCGTCGGGTAGACCTTCTCCACGTACTCGCCGAGCTTCTGCTCGATGGCCTTGCCCGCGGCGTCCTTGTACACGACCATGGCCTCGCCGTCGTCGTTGTACTTGAGCATGCCCTTGATGTGGGCGATGGCGTCGGTCACGTCTTCGGCATTCAGCTTGCCGATGCCGACCTTCGACAGGGCCTCGCGCATGGACACGCCGGTTTCGTACTCGCGGGCCTTCGTCGCGGTGTCGCTCAGCTTGGCCTTGTAGTCGTCGCGTTCGGCGGTGAGCGTCTTGATGCTCTTCTCGCTTTCGCGCTTGAGCTTGGCGTTGGCATCGGTCAGCTCTTCGAGCTTGACCTCGAGCTCGGCGACCTTGCCGCCGTCTCCTTCGGGTTTCGCCTTCAGCTTCTCAAGGAGCTGCGTGTTCTTCGTCTTGAGGCCGGTGACCTCGAGCTCTATCGCCGCTTCCTGGGCAGTCTCCAGCTCTTCCTTCGCCGAGGCGATCTCCTCGTCCTTCGCGCCGAGCTTCTTGAGCAGGGCCAATACCTTGTCCATCGCGATACTCCTTCGCCGCCTTGCGGCTGTGGGTGCGGGCCTGACCCGCGGGATTGTTCCCGGCCTGACCGGGGGAAAACAAAAAGGGCGCACCTCTCGCGCCGAACTTAATCAGCGTGAAAGATGCGCCCTCTTCTCAGAGTGACGTTTCGGGGATTTCTCCCCTACGAATTGTTAAATAAACTATATCGCGGGAATTCTTGTTTTGCAAGCCCCTATCGTGCGTTGCAAATCTTTAATTGCAATCGTCGTCGCTTTCCCCTCTTCGACATAAATAATTATTGACGCCTTGCTCGCGCTTGCAGATCGCACGAGCTCGAGGAGCGACTGTACTTCGCTTAGCGCGCGCTGGTCTTCAACGGTCATGCCGCGCCCTTCTTCACCCGCGTCATCTCGTCGAGCGGAATCACCTTGCCGCCTGCGACCATCGCCGAGAGCGG